CGGTTCTGATGGACCCCGTCACGATGGGGGCGCTCGGCGGTGCCGCAATCAGCGGCATCGCCGGGCTCGTCGGCGGCGACAAGGCCAACTCTGAGGCTCGCAAAGAGGGCGCTCGGAATCGCAAGTTCTCGGAGCGCATGGCCAACACGCAGGTGCAGCGTCGCGTCGACGATCTGAAGGCCGCTGGCCTGAATCCGGGTCTGGCGTACGACTCGCAGGCCGCTTCTCCAGGCGGCACGGTCGTGGGCCAGGACAACTCGCTCGCGGCGGGCGTCAGTTCCGCCCGCGAAGCGGCACAAGCGGTGCAGGGGATGGCCCTGCAACGCAAGCTGACGGACTCGCAACTGTCGAGCGAGCGTCAGGGTCGCGCCGAGTCCGTCGCTCGCGCTGGCGAGACGGCGGCGCGGACCCGGGTGGCAGTGGAAACCGAGAAGGAAATCCAACAGCGGATTGCCTTCTCGCGTGAGCTCCAGCCCGCAATGAAGGCGCGGGCGGCCGCTGAGGCGCTCGCGGTCCAGTACGGCAACGCCGACCGCAAGAACGACGCGAAACTCGCGGAGCAACTCGGTATCTTCGCGCCTATCCTCAAAACCCTTCGCTACTTCGTGAGGCCCCGCTGATGTTCACGGACAAGTATATCCGGTCGCAGCTCGACAATTTCGACGAGATCACGGAGGCCCTTGGCCTTCGGTGCCCTCCTGAGGACAACCGCACTCGTCAGGAATTCAAGGACGAGGCGGATATCAATAACGTGGTCTCACGTTTCTATCCCTTCGCGCCTCCGCAGGCGCGCGTCCCCGTCTACGGCGAGCGAGATATGTCGCTCGATCTCCACGGGGCGCTCATGGTGGTGCAGGAGGCCCGCGAGAGCTATGCCTCCTTGCCTGAGTCCCTGCGGGCGAAGTTCCCGACCTATTCCGAGTTCGTGAACGCGGTGGCGGACGGTCGGGTGCAGATCATCGATCAGTCCTCCGCTGGTGCGGAGGGCAGTTCCTCCGCACCAGCGGGGGGCTCGCCAAGCGAGAGCGCGGCAGGGGGTGGGGCGGATGCGTAAGCATCGCACCTGGCTAATCGGGCTGCTCGCCGCTCTGGCGGCGGCGGCTCTTCAATACATCACGACTCCGCAGTAGTCGTAAGTCGGGCCCCGTAAGGGGCCCTTCTTTTTTCTATCCTCACGAGCGTTCTATCGCTCTATCTCTATCTCTCTCTCACTCTGTCGTACAACCCTCGGGCCCAATGCGACGCATGCCTTATGAACAATCCAGGCGCCGGCGTTCTACTTTGCCGGCGCAATGCTGTTCCCTTTGTAGGAGCGAGGGCCCGCAGGGGGGGTCCGGGGGGGTGCAACGCACCCCACCGGGTAAATCATTCATCTTCTATGTTATTGGTACACAATAACTTATCTCTTCCCCCCTACTAGGGGGGCTGGGGGGTCTTGCACAGTTCCCTCCTTGTTAATACTGTGCTTAATGACAGCCGCAGGCTGTCTAAACCCCTTTCTGGAGTGCGCAATGAGAACCCGGGTCAACCGTTCCCAGTCCCGGAAGAGCTTCAACAAGCGCCAGGGCAAGACGCACGTGAAGAACAACCACCTGTCCTTCCGCGGCGGAATCCGGCTGTGACATGCCGTGCTTCCACCGACGCCGCGCTTGGCGCACCGAAGGCGGCGGGATCACCCTACGCGAGCCTCTGGCGAGAGGCGTACTGGCTTCCTCCGGTATGCTCCATCTCCCCTGCGGAAACTGCGTCGGCTGCCGAGCCAGTCGTGCGCGAGACTGGATGGTTCGGTGCGGACTCGAAGTTCAGGCCCTCGGCCGTAGTGGTCCGGTCTGCTGGGCCACGCTGACGTACGATGAGACGCACCTACCCCACACCCTTCAGAAACCTGACCTATCTGCGTGGGTCAAACGGCTACGTGCTCGGGTTCATCCCCGCACGTTCCGTTTCTTCGGTTGTGGGGAGTACGGAGAGCGCAACGCTCGTCCGCACTATCACTGCATCCTCTTCGGTCTCGGCCAGAAGGATGAGAAAGTGATCCGCGATGCGTGGGGGATGGGCATCGTCCAGGTGGATCGTCTCGAACCCGCCGCGATCGCGTACGTGGCCGGATACACGGCCAAGAAGCTCGGCCACCAGCGGAAGGTCCAGCACGGCGAGATTCTCGACCGTGAGACCGGCGAGCTTTCCGAGGGGATCACGTATCAACCCCCGTTCCTCTTGATGAGTCGTCGCCCGGGCATCGGTGGCGATGCCCGCAAGTATCATCGCTCTTGGCGGAGAACCGCCATCTGGGACGGACGAGAAGTCCGCGTCCCGCGCTTCCTCCACGAGGCCTACAAGAAGGCCGCAACCCCGGAGGAGTTGGAGGCGCTCCAACGGGAAAAGGACGAGTACCTCGGGTCACTCGCGCTCGATGCTAAAACCCGCGAGATAGCCGGTGAGCGCATCGCCCTGGCTAAATCCAAACTCAACCTTGAGAGGCGTTCCCTATGAAGGTCCGTATCTACGGCTTCCACGATCGCGCATCGTCCATGTTCATCGGCGATACCGCCGGTCTCGTGCTGTTCAAGCACGATGCGGTCGCGATGAGGACGTTCGGCGATCTGTGCCGACAGGAAGGTTCCATCTTCGCCAAGCACCCGCAGGACTATGAGCTGATCTCGCTCGGCGAGTTCGACACCGAGACCGGCGTCATCGAGCCCTGGGCGGCTCCCGCCGTCATCGCGACGGCGGCGCAGGTGCTCGAGGTCAAGATCGGATGACCATCCAACTCCCCAGCAGGCAACTCGCGAGTCAGTCGGGTTCCGCGATGGTCGAGAACCCGCAGATCCCTCGCTCGAAGTTCCTGAACCGCTTCACCATCAAGAAGACGTTCGACGTCGGGCCGATCTATCCGCTCTTCGTCGACGAAGTGCTCCCCGGCGATCACCTGAAATACCAGGTGACGGCCTACGTCCGCGCCGCAACGCTCATCTTTCCGAACTTCGACAACCTCCAGATCGACACGTTCTGGTTCTTCGTCCCGATGCGCCTGGTGTGGGCCAACACCGAGAGGTTCTTCGGCGAGCAGGCCAACCCGGCCGACAGCATCGCGTTCACCATCCCGGTGATCACGTCCGATCTCGGCGGTTTCGGCGCGAACAACATCTACGATCATATGGGCCTGCCGACGGCGCTGACCGCCGGGCAGAGCATCAGCGTGAACGTGCTCCCGCTGCGCGCGTACAACCTGATTTACAACGACTGGTTCCGCGACGAGAATCTCATCAACTCGGTGAGCGTCCTCACCTCTGATGGTCCCGAAGCGCAGTCGGGCGGCAACTACACGATCCGGAACCGGGCCAAGGCCCACGACTACATCACCTCATGCCTCCCCTGGCCGCAGAAGTTCACCGCGCCGACGGTTCCGCTGACGGGCAACGCCCCGGTGACGGGCATCGGGTTCCAGACGCGCAACATGGCGAACGTCGGCGTCTCGTTCGTCGAGACCGGTGGGGCGACGGTCAACTATCCCTTCTCGACCTACACGACCGTGGCGACCACGGTCGGCGTCAGGGGTACTGCCGCGGCGGGCGCGGTCCCGGAGGTGTATGCCAACCTGAGTGCGACGGGTGCGGGCCTCCTGCTGAACAACCTCCGCCAGGCGTGGCTGATCCAGACGCTCCTCGAGCGTGACGCGCGCGGCGGCACGCGGTACATCGAGAAGATGTACCACCAGTTCGGCGTGAAGTCGCCGGATGCGCGTCTCCAGCGGCCCGAGTATATCGGGGGTGGTTCGACCCCTTTGGTGATCTCCCCTGTGGCGCAGACGGCCACTGGTGGCGGCGGCGTCGGTGCCCTTGGTGCCGCGGCGACGGCTACGGGACAGCATGTGGCTGAGTACGCCGCGACGGAGCATGGCTATGTCCTCGGCCTGCTCAACGTCCGCTCTGAGCTTTCGTACGCGCAGGGCCTTCGGAAGATGTGGTCCCGGTCCACGCAGTACGACTTTTACATCCCCGCGTTGGCGGGGCTCGGCGAGCAAGCGGTCCTGTTGCAGGAACTCTACTGCACCGGCACCGACGCCTCCGACACCTCCGTGTTCGGCTATCAGGAGCGCTGGCACGAGTATAGGACGCTCATGTCCGAGGTGCACGGTGTCTTCCGTCCGCAGGCGGCGGGTACGCTCGCGCCCTGGACGCTCACGCAGTATTTCACGAGCGCCCCGACGCTCGGGCAGACGTTCATCGAGGAGAACAACGACCAGATGACCAGGGCGGTGTCCGCTGGTGCGGCGGCCGACAACCAGCAGTTCCTCGGCACCTTCATGCTCCAGCGTGAGGCGGTGCGCCCGATCCCGATGTACGGGACGCCCGTCACGCTCGGGCGGTTCTGATGCCGGATAAGGCCACTGACGGCCTCGCCGGGAGCGGATTCTCGCTCCCGGCTGTCGCGGCCGCGTCCGTCAACGGTATCGCTGGTTTCGTCGGTGCCACTCGGCAGAACTCCGAAATGCGGAAGGAAGGTCTCC